CAGGGTTCGGCGAATGGGGTGTCGTGCGGGTGCGCAGCAATCCGATCGCCGACGCCAAGATCGCCCGCTACGCCCGCCACCCCATTCTGGTTGGGTGAGCGCATGTCAACGGTCGGCGACGTCAGGAACGCGCTCGCCGAATCTATCGCAAGCCAGATAGAGGGCCTGCGCGGATACGGCTACAACCCGGACCGGATGGAACTGCCGTGCGTGGTGGTCGATCCCGGAACCTGCACATACCTGGTTGGCGGCGGCAATTGTCAAGACTGGGAGTACTTCGTCTACGTCATGGTTCCCCACACTGACGACAAAGCGAATCAGGCACAGCTTGACTCGATACCAGCCGCAATCAAGGCTGACGACACGATCGGTCTGCCCGACGTCGATGTGACCCTCATGAAAATGACGGGCTACGGCGGGGAAAGCGCGCGCGCGCTCGGTATCCCGCATATCGGCGCACGGCTGCATGTGAGGGTAATCGTCACGGAATGAAAGGGGAACGCCATGGCAGCACTCGTTGCCAAAGCTCTTAGCTACACAACCGGTGCGGTGCCCGCCTTCGGCGCAGCCACCGCGGCCGGTGACACCGTCGAAACGCCCGCAGGGCCCGGCCAGGTCATGCTCGTCTACCGGAACACCAACGCCGCAACCCGCAACGTCACGATCACCAGCCCCGGCACCAACTCGTACGGGCAGGCGAAGGCCTCAGCGGCGTACACGCTGCCCGCCCTGGTCGGCACGAACCAGCCCGGCGAGCTGTGGATCCCGCTGCATCCCGAGCAGGGCAACAACGGGCAAATCGGCGTGACGCTCAGTACCGACGTCGGCGTCACCGTGCTGGCGGTGAAGATCGCATGACCGCACCCAAGGGCAAGGCGCAGGACGGCCCGCAGCAGCCGCAGACGGCCGAGCAGGCGGCCAGTGAGGTCAAGCTTCAGAACTACCTGCATGAGGCCGCCACGGACAGCCGTAGGGCCGCCCTGCCGACGGCCGAGGACAGGGCGGCCCGCGCCGCCGCCAAGGCCGCGGAGGAACTCGCCCGGCTGGCGCCGAACTCGCGGGCCGTGGTCGAGAAGCTCGCAGCACATCGAGCGGCCATGGCGGCCGACAAGACAGAGGAGTGATCCACCATGGCCAAGACAGTGCTCAAGGACTGCCAAGTGTTCGTGAACGCGGTCGATTTCACCGACCACGTCAGCAGCGTTGAGATCGACGTCAAGAAAGACGACATCGATACCACCTCATTCAACGGACAGGGACGCGAACACCAAGCCGGTCTCCAGGACAACTCGTTCAAGCTCAACTTCCAACAGGACTTCAACGCGGCATCCGTCGATGCCACGCTGTTCCCGCTGTGGCAGAACGAGACGGAGTTCTTCGTCGCCGTCCGGCCGCACACCCTGGTTGTGTCGGCCACCAACCCCGAGTTCTACGCCACGTGCATTCTGTTGGAGTACGCGCCGCTGTCCGGCAAGGTCGGCGACCTCTCCGAGACCTCGGTGAGCTTCCCCGTGCAGCGCGGTACCTTCACCCGCGACACTACGTCGCCCGGCGGCGGCTCCGGGGCGGCGTGACCCATGGCGCTCTTCGCGGCAATCACCGGAAAGAAGGCCAGAGCTGGCGGCGGTAGCGTTCACGTCATCTTTGGGCCTGAGTTCCCGCGCGTTGTCGCCGCCCTGCGCGAGATCGACAAGGGACTGCCGACGAAGCTGCGCAAGGACATCTCCGACGCGGTGAAACCGTCCGTCCGCAAGGCCCAGGCCAACATGCGCGCAATGCCCGTCAAGGGCCGCGGGCACAGCGGCTTGCGCGCGCAGGTGGCACGCGGCATCAAGGTACGCGTATCCCTCGGCTCGGCAACGAAGGACGCGAAGGTCCGGATCATCACTACCATGCAGGATGCTTCCGAGGCCGCCATCCCGCGGGGATTCAACAGCCCCAAAGGGTGGCGGCACCCGGTATTCGGCGACCGTGAGGACTGGGTCGTGCAACACGGTATGCGGCCCGGCTGGTTCATGGACCCGATGCAACTGAACCGCGACTACGTCAAGGACAAGATCAAGACGACTCTTGACGAAGCTGCGCAGTACATAGCAGACCAAGGCGGTACGCCGCACTAAAGACCGGGCGCCTCAGTTCGTGCGGGTCCTGGGGCGCCCACCTTTACACTAACCCGCACACGAATAGAAGGTAGACCCGCAATGGTCATGCTCAACAAAGCACAACAGGTCTTCGACATGCAGGACGATCAGACGATCGACGTCGAAGTCCCCGAATGGAAGATCGACGGCGAAACCGTCACAGTCCGGCTCAAGGCCCTGACCGGCACGCAGCGCGACCAGTACGAGATCTCGCTCACCCGCATCGTCAAGGGCAAGGGCGGCCAGCGCGACATGGTCCCCAACCTCGTCAACTCGCGCGCCCGCCTGGTCGCCCTGTGCGCCATCGACGAAGAAGGCGCACCCATCTTCGTCGGCGAGGCCGCCGCCCTCAAACTGGGCATGCGCAACGCGAAGGCGCTCGACCGGCTCTGGCAGGCCGCCGCTGAGCTCTCCGGCCTCGATATCAACGGCAACGAGCAGGAGGATGACGAGAAGGTCGAGGATTTCGGCGAAGGCCCAGACGACAGTTCTACCATCGCCTGACGCTCGCGCTGGGCCACCGATCCGTCGCCGAAATGCTCGCGAGCATCAGCTCGCGCGAGCTGTCCGACTGGATGCTGTACGAGACGGTCACAGGGCCGGTAGACACCACCTATGAACGCACCGCCCTGCGACACCTGATCGACGCGATGGTCGGCAGCGAAAGCCAGCGGTATCCGGATGCGCCCACGTGGTGGGCACTCGTGAGGAACAGGGGTGGCGGCGACGATGGCGACGATAACCTCTCTGGGCTTCTCGATCTTTAGCCGCTACGACGGATCCGGTGTCCGGCGCGCACAGAAGGACATCGACGATTTCGAGAAGCGCATGAACAAGTCCGCCAAGGGCTTCTCGAACTGGGCCACGTCGTTCGGCGGAATGGCGTCCGCAGCGGTCGCCCTCGGCCCGGCCCTCCTGCCGGTCGCCACCGCTGCGACGGGTGCCGTAGCCGCCTTCGGTGCATTGGCCACCGTGGGCGGCGCAGCCATGGGCATATTCGGCCTAGCCGCCTTCGGCGCCGTCAAGAACACGATGGCGCTATCGCAGAGCATTACTGACGCGCATACGGCCCTGCTTAAGCAGCAGACCGCGCTTGATAAGCTGACGCCGGGAACCAAGGCGTACGCAACGCAGCTTGGGAAGGTCAACCAGGCGCAGGCGCTCTATAACAAGCAGCTCGCCGCGGTATCCGCGCCGCAGCGCGCGTTTATCACGTCGATGAACGGCCTGACCACCGCATGGACCGGATTCATCAGCAAGACGCAGAACTCTACCCTCGGCCCTGTCGCCACGATCCTGCAAGCAGGCGCGGTAGCCCTGGGCAAGATACAGCCGCTTGTCGTACAGACCGCGCCGTTCGCGCAGGAGATTGCCACGTCCATCAAGAATTGGACGGCGAACGGCGGCCTTGACAGGTTCCTGCAACTAGTCCAGAAGTACGGCATTCCGGCCCTGTCGCTGCTGTCTGCGGCGGCCCGCAACGTACTCGGGTTCCTCGGTGACGGTTTCCGCGCCGCGTTGCCGTCCGTTCAGCCGCTTACGGTCGCACTTGAACACGGCTCTACCGCACTCCAGAACTGGTCGGCGAACGGCGGCTTCACAAGGTTCTTCGACAAGGTCAAACAGGACGGCCCGAAAGTCGGCGACCTTCTGACGACTGCATGGCAGGCGGTGCAAAACCTCGGCACTGCGGCGGCGGGGGCCGCTGGCGGCGCGCTGAGCCTTTCGACGGAGATACTGAAACTCATCGCGAATACACCGCCTGACACGATCCGTGCGATAGCTACCGCGTTCCTGGCGTGGAAGTCCCCGCTACTCGCCATGTTCTTGTTCGTACCCGGCCTGGCGAGTGCATTCCAGACGCTGATGTCCCACCTGAGGCCCGGAGACATCTATGCCATTGGCGCCGCGTTCATCGCGTTGAGGGCCGCTCTGTTCGTGCTCGATCTCCAGATCGCAGAGACTTACGTGTTGATCGCGCCGATGATCGCCATTGCCGCCGTCCTCGGGCTCGCTATTTACGAGATTGCGACACGAACCACCTGGTTCCAGACCGCATGGCAGTACACGTGGAACGCCGTGAAAGCCGCGGCTATATTCGTGTGGAACTTCCTGAAGACCGCATTCCGCGAGTTCATCGGTCAGATGAAAGAACTCTGGCACGAATTGCAGGACGCGTTCTTCGGGACCTGGCACGCGATCGATACCGGCGTGTATCAGCCGATGGTCACAGCGTGGCACCAACTGAACAACGGATTCCGTGACTTCATCGGAGCGCTCGAAGCAGCCTGGCGCGGACTGGAAACAGCGTTCTTTGCCACATGGCACTGGATCGACACCAACATCTACGGCAACATGAAGAAGGGAATCAACGACGTCAAGTCCGGCTTCGACACGGCCATGTCGGGCATTAAGACGGCGTGGCACGGACTGCAAGACGCGACCGCAGCCCCTGTCCGGTTCTTCGTCAACACCGTGTACGACAGCGGCCTGAAAGCCGCATGGAACGCCACCGTCGGCCATATTCTGCCGTCGCTCAAACTGCCGGACTGGCGAGTCAAGTTCGCGACCGGCGGTCACGTACGCGGACCCGGCGGACCCACAGAGGACCGCGTGCCGATCATGGCATCAGCGGGCGAATACGTCATCCGCGCCGCCGCCGCCAAGCGCATCGGCTACCGGATGCTCGACCGCCTCAACCGGTACGCAACTGGCGGCCCCGTCCTCGGCGGCAGCAAGACCGCACCGCTCGGTGGGGACAGTTTCTCCGGGCAGGGCGGCCCCGGCTATAACCCCGGCCTGTTCGGTTCGATCAACCCAGTTGACTGGGTTATCGACATGGGCCGAGATGTTGCCGCAGCCGGTGTCAGGGCTCTGCTCGCACCTGTCCGTGGGCTCGTCAATACCATTGGAAGCAGGTTCCCCGGCGGAGTCGGTCAGTACGTGACTGGCGTCGCCAACGGCAGCTTCGACAAGCTGATCGCGCTCGTCAAGGGACAGGTCAAGGACCCGGCATACACTGCGTCGGCCGGTGTCGCACAGTGGAAGGGCGTTGTTCTTCAGGCGCTCTCCATGCTCGGCCAGTCCCCGTCCAACTTGGGCAACGTGCTCAAGGCGATCAACAAGGAGTCCGGCGGCAACCCGAACATATGGAACACAACTGACATCAATGCGCAGCACGGCACGCCGTCCGGCGGTCTGCTTCAGGTGATCCAGCCGACGTTCGATGCCTATGCCGGGCCGTTCCTCGGGCATAGCCTCTTGGGGCCGCTCGCCAACGTGTACGCGGCGATCAACTACGCCATCCACAGGTACGGCGCAGGCTGGTCGGCGCGCATGGCCGAGCCTGGCGGTTACGCCGCAGGCGGTATGATTCCGTTCGGTTCCTATGATTCGGGCGGCTACCTGCCGAAGGGGTTTAGCGTCGCGTTCAACGGCACCGGCAAGCCCGAGCCCGTCGGTGCTGCGGCTACCGGCGCGGCAATCACGTTCAGGGACTGTACGTTCGTCGGCGGAACACAGAAGGACTTCGAGGACGTACTAGTCGCGGCATGGAGTGAAGCCAAGCGAAAGGGCCGTATCAAGTGACAGACATCGTATACGGCGTCTATATCGATTGGGACAACAACGGCAGCGTCCTCGCCGGTTCGCCGACAACCGGCGAGGACGTCACCGCCCGCGTGCTCGGCCTGCGGACGCCCGTAGGCTGGGGATTCGGCCGCGACACCATGCGCTCACTGGGCGACCTCCTGCCCGGTACGCTGTCGCTCGAACTGAACAACAAGTCGCAGGACTACTCGCCCGACTATGTTTCCAGCCCGCTGTACGGGAAACTCGGCTCGGGCAAACCGATTCAGATCACTGCGACACTTAGCGGCACCACGTACTACCTGTTCTACGGTTTCCTTGACGACTACAACATGAACCCGGGCAGGCTCACCAAATCGGTGTCCCTGACGGCATTTGACGGCATCGCCCGCGCATCTGGCAATACCATCACGACCGGGCTCTACCAGTCGCTGCGCACGGGCGACGCCATCAACGTCGTACTGGACGCGATCGGTTGGCCGACGGCACAGCGTGATATCGATCCGGGCGCAACAACGATCCGATGGTTCTGGGAGGACGCCTCAGACGCACAGACCTCGCTCAAGGATATCGTCGCATCCGAAGGCGGACCTGCCATTCTCTACGCCGACGGGCACGGGAACATCGTGTTTCGCGACAGGCACCACAGGTTCATCCGAACCAAGTCGCTCACATCGCAGGCATCGTTCACCGATGGATCCACCGCTAGCGAACCAGCGTTCTGCGAGCCCGTGACGTACAATATCGGGTTCCGCGATCTCATCAACAGTGTCACGTTCTCCGTTGATGAGCGTGAACCGCAGGCCCAGACGGCGATTTGGAGCACCTCCGACAGCTACACCATCACGCCCGGAGCGCCCCTCGTCCTGGCCGTTAAAGGCAGCGATCCTTTCTATGGCGCCATCACGCCGGTAGCGGGAACGGACTACACGCTCGTATCCGGCAGTGTCAACGTGTCGCTGTCAACGGACAACGGGCAGAGCACTAACATCACGATAAGTGCCAGTACGACAGCGTACATCACCGGCATGCAGCTCAGGGCGACACCGGTTGCCGTCGCGCGCACCTATTCGATCAGCGCGCAGAATTCTTCATCGATCGCCAAGTACGGTACGGCGTCGTATCCAGATTCGGCTCCCCTGCCGAAATGGGCCGGGCGCAACGATGTCGCAGCACTGGCTAACGTAATCCTGGCGCAGCGCTCCGAACGGCTACCCGTCATCTCGATCACCGTCAACAGCGGTAACGACACCCGCAAGACACAGATACTCTCCCGCACCCTGTCCGACAGGATCCATATCACCGAGCCGTACTCCGGAACCAACGCAGACCACTTCATCGAAAAGATCGATCAGTCGATCGGCCAGGTCGGCCAGGATCACCGGATCACCATGGGCTGCGAGCGCGTCCGCTCAGTAACCGGCACACAGTTCACATTCGACGTCGCCGGAGCTGGATTCGACCAGGGCTCATTCGGCCTGCCCGGATTTGACGATGCCAGCTCGATATTCATCCTCGGCTCCGCGGTCGCAGGGCACAGACTCGGAAGTGGAAAGCTGGCTACATGAACCTTCTCACGACCCGCGCACGCGCCTATGTGAACTATGGGCGATGGATTGCCGAATGTCCTCACGAATGCGGCAGCGCACTGAAGCTCGAACCCGGACAGACGTTCTTCCACTGCTCCGAGTGCGGCGCTATCAGCTCCGTCGAATGGCCGGACAACGCTGACGAGATCTGGGAAGCGCTCTCCGCGCGGCCGATGCCGCGCACGCGCAACTGGTTCCCGTCCGGACACTCCTTGGCCCTGCGTGCCGGATGCCCGCACGGCCAAACCGTCGCAGAGCTGCGCCAGGAAACGATGGACAACACGGAGGGCTGACATGGCGTGGTCCGTGCCTATGACAGCGCTCGACAACACCGTGTTCACGTCGGCGCAGTTCAATCAGTACGTCCGCGACAACCTGCTCGAAACGATGCCCGCTAAAGCGACAGCGGCAGGCCGCTGGTATATCACGACGGCCGTCAATGCGATCGCAGAACGCACCATATCGCAGAACACTGTCGCCACGTATGAGGCAACGTCATCGACCACCTACACGAACCTGACAACGTCGGGGCCAGCGGTGACCGCGACCACGGGCACGTCGGCGCTCGTGTTCTACGCCGCCGACATGGCAACGGCCACAACGAGTACCGGCATGTTCATGTCTTACGCCGTGAGCGGCGCTACCACGATCGCAGCCAGCGACACGTGGCAACTGCTGCTTGACGGCATCACGAGCGCCAGCTCTGCCCGCGCCGGACGCTTCCATCACGTCAAGAACCTGACGGCTGGCTCGAATACGTTCACTGCGAAATACCGCAGCGGCGCAGCGGTGGCGGCGACGATCGGACGGCGCTCCCTGGCCGTCATGGCGCTGTAAAGGAGATGGCATGTCCTGGTCGGCGCCCATTACGGCTGTAGCGAACACAGCGTTCACCGCGGCCGATTTCAACACGAATGTCCGCGACAACCTGTTGTGCACGGCACCGGCTATCGCCACCACGCCGGGGTCCTACTTCTGCGTAGCCGACCAGAACGTGCTGTCCGAGCGGCAGGTGAACAGCGCGTTCACGGCGACCTCGGAGACGATTTCGTCGTCCGCCTGGGGCGACCTCGCCACCGTCGGCCCGCAGGTGACTGTCACAACCGGCGTGATGGCGCTCGCGTTCTACACGGCATGGTGCGTCAACAACACGTTGAACCAGCAGGCCGCCGCCAACATCCAGGTGACCGGCGCGTCCAATGTCAATCCGCTCGATACGCCCGCCTACTGGGAGAACGGCAAACCCGCTAACAAGGGCGAGCAGTCGATGGGAGTGTATCTGTACACGACGTTGAATCCTGGCTCGAACACCTTTACCATGAAGTACCGTGCATACACCAGTGGCACAGGCACATTCTCGAACCGCCAGCTAGTTATCCTGCCGCTGTGAGGTGAATCAATGGCATGGACCGCACCCATGACCGCGACCTTGAATGCGGCATTCACCGCCGCACAGTTCAACCAGTACGTCCGAGACAACCTGTTGTGCACCGAACCGGCGCTGGCGATGAACCCGGGCGGCCTGTTCGTCTCGACCGCTGCAAACGCCGTCGCGCAACGCGTGCCGTCCGGCAGCACGTACGGACTGTACGAGACAACAGCCTCGACCTCGTACGTAGCGCTCACCCACGCGACCGCCGTCACCGCGACAACCGGCGCTCAGGCGTTTTGCTTCTGGTCGTGCGGAATGATGAACAACACTGCGAACGTCGCGGCGGCATGCAGCGTCGCAGTGTCCGGGGCTTCAGCCGTGGCCGCATCAGACGACTGGGGCACATGGATCAACGGCATAGCGGCTAACTGCTCAGTGAAACGCGGCAGCTTCAATCTATTCACCGGGCTCACGCCGGGCGCCAACACGTTCAGCCTGCAATTCCGTGTCACGTCCGGAACCGGCTCGTTCGGCAACCGCACAATCTGCGTCATCCCACTGTGACAGGCGGTGAACTTGCATGGCCTGGTCGGCACCGATGACATTCGCCGATAGCACAGCGCTGACAGCCGGACAGCTCAACGCCTACCTTCGCGACAACCTCATGGAAACGATGGTCGCGAAAGCATCCAACCCCGGGTCCATGTTCGTCACAACCGACACGAATCAGCTCACTGAACGCATCCCGGTCAGCGCAACCGTCGCCAGCGCCGAAGGAACAACGTCAACGACTTACGCCGACCTGTTCACGCCCGGGCCAGCCGTCACCGCAGCAACCGGCTCGTCAGCGCTCGTAGTCGTGTCATGCCTGCAATGGAACAACACAGCCAACACGAACGTGTACATGAGCTTCGCCGTGTCCGGCGACACGACAGCCGCCGCCAGCGATAACAACGCCTTCACGATCAGCGGCAACGCGGCCTGGCAACCGTGGCGCGGATCGATGGGAAGCTTTATCACCAATCTGACGCACGGGAATAACACGTTCACCGCGAAGTACCGCGTCAACGCGAACGGCGCATCCTTCGGCGACAGGTCGATCCTCGTCATACCGTTCTAAGGGGCCGCCGATGACATGGACAGCGCCGATGACGTTCGTCGATAGCACCGCCCTCGCCGCATCACAGCTAAATACGCACCTACGCGACAACCTCATCGAGCAGTCCGTATCCAAGGCCACTGCCGCCGGTTCGTACTTCGTTACGCAGAACAAGAACTCGATAGGCCAGCGCACCATGGCGTCGGCAGGCGTAGGAACCAACGAGTCAACGACAACAGGGTCATACGATGATGTGGCCACACCAGGCCCGGCCGTCACCGTGACCACGGGGACTCTCGCGATCGTGATGCTCGCGTTCCGGCACAGCGGTTTCCCGGCCGTCGGCTGGATGAGCTTTGCTGTGTCTGGCGCCACCTCGCGCGACCCGTCGGACGGCGAGTCCTGCCGACAGGCCTCAGGAAAGGCGACCAGGGTAGGCGCCGTCATCCTGGCTACAGGGCTCACTGCCGGATCCAATACGTTCACTGCGAAGTACAAGGCCGTCGGAACCGAGACGTTCGGTGACCGGTATCTCGGTGTCTGGCCGCTGTAGGGGGGACGGGTTATGGCATGGACTGCACCCGCCACCTGGGTGGCCAACCAAACGCTGACCGCGGCGATGCTCAACGCGCAGCTCCGCGACAACTTCCTCGAACTGGATGTCGCCAAAGCACTGACCGAGGGCAGCATCATCGGCACGGCCGGGCTTAACTCGCTCGCCGAGAAAGTCCCGGCGTTCACCACGTTCCTCACCACCGATGTTGTCGCCAACCTGACATATGTGCCGTTGACTTCGCTCTCTGTCACGTTGACGACCGGCACCGTGGCGCTAGTGCTCAACGCCTGCAAGATGCAGAACAACACGGCGAACCAGAGCACGTGGTGCAGTTGGGCCGTGTCCGGGGCAACCACTGTTGCTGCCGCCGACAGTAAGGCGCTCGTGCTTAACGGTATGGCGGCGAACTTCCCGTCTCAGTTCAGTGACTTCTACCTCATCACGGGACTGACGCCGGGCAGCAACACATTCACCCAACAATTCCATGTGGACGGCGGAACTGCCACCGTCGGTCCGCGGCAGTTGGTTGTCTGGCCCCAATGAAAGGTGCGTGGTAGCAGTGGACGAAAACAGCGGAATAGCATCGGCCCCGGCGAGGGGCAACGGCGGCGCCCACCTTCCCGAATACGGACGCGTGCAAGCATGGCTGTTCCGGCGCATACCCGCAATCGTGCTCGCTGAGCCGTTCGAGATCTTCCTCGTCATACTCGCCGTACTCGATGTGCTAAGCCTCGTGCTGCATGAGATCCAGCGCAGCGACCAGGCGTTCATCGGATACTTCTACGGCCCGCTCGGCCTCTGGATCTGGGTCGTCTTCCTCATGACCGGGAACTCGCTGATCGTCGCAGGCCTTTCTTACGCCGCCAACCACAGTTCGCTGCAAGTGCGGCGGCTCGAAATGTCCGGCCTGCTCGTCTACGCCGTCGGATTCGGTTTCTACGGGTACACCAACCTGGCCGTCGGCCTCGGCAGGCCCGGCGTGCCCGCGGTCTACCCGATCCTGTCCGAGTTCATCGTCCTGTCGATCGTAGTCACCTGCGGCATCAGGGCCCTCACGCTGTCGAACCCGATCACGGCGCTGTCCGTCACCCGGACACAGCGCATCAAACTGATCAAGGAGGAGCTCAAGCGTGGGGGCCGGTGACGTCATCGCATTGGTGGCGTGCATCGCCACCGTGGCGAGCGTGTTTCTCACGCGCTCGAAAGACCGAGGGGACGCACGGCGCGCACAGGCCGCAGCAGCGGCCGAGCAGGAAAGGCGCATAGCGATCCTCGAAACGAAGATGAGCGTCCTTTGGAATGGGGTGAGTGCCGACTTGGCCGCCATCCTGCATCATCCGCTCCCGCAATACGCTGAGCGCGATCGACTGCTAGAACGGTTCCTAGACGGAGACATCACACCGGAAGAGCTCGACCGCTTGCGCGAACTGCTGCGCGAAGCCGTCGGCGACATACACACGCAGACACCGACATCCGGGGAACGGGTGGCCGCGAGCATACTGCTACGCATGCTCGAAGCCGAGAAGGAGGCAGAACCACCGCAGGGACAAGACGAGTGAAGGGACC